CGCTACGAGTCAAGAATCGATCAACAACCCAACTTCATCAGCAATGAGCAACATGACTTTATTATGCAGCAAATCAATGAGTTAGCTCTAATTACTGGTCAATCAGTTGAAACAGTCGCAAATTACTACTTGAAGAAGTACAAACTAAATGATTTCCATGAGTTGCTAGTAGCAGGTTTTAACGTGGTAAGCAACGACATTCAAACACAAATCAATAACCGAAAGGGATAGAACATGAAGGACGTAACGAACAACGCAACAAATATTTTCTTGGAAACAATCGAACCGGTCTATACGCCGGGAACGATTAACTTTGATTTTGAAGCATTTGACAAAGCTATCCAAGCAGCGGTCAGCGAGCTATCAGACGAACAACTGGACCAACTTGAATACGACGATATTAAGAAGGAGTTTAGACGTTTCAATAGCTTATTGACGAAGCTTGAAACTAAACGCAAAGATATCGCAAAAATCTATAAAAATCCGTTGACCGAGTTTGAAGCTAATTTCAAAAAATCAAAAGGGCCTTTGGAAACGCTCTTGAAAACACTAGCCGGCAAACGAGACGAAATCGACGAACATCAAAGATTACTCCGAGTTGACCACGTTAGATCAGTGTTTGAAGAAAAGTGTAAACTTGCCGGATTGGACAAAGACACTTTCAAAGATAAGTACGACGGCTATTCTTTGAAGAAGTATTTCAAAGACAAGAAGATGGAGCTCAAGAAGGAGACTATCGAAGAAATCGACGCTATGGTTTTGGCTGAGTATGACCACCTAGAAGAATACAAATCTAACATTGGCATGATTGAGGAACAAGCCCTTGATTATGAGTTGCCGGCTGAACCATATACTAGAGCATTGCAAAATGACACACCTCTAGTTGAAATTCTCAAGCAAATGAAAAAGGACCGTGATGCGGCCGTAGAGCGTAAGCAGCAAGCAGAAGCCAAAGCGAAAGCAGAAGCGGCACGATTGGCAGAAATTGAAGCCATGGCCCAACAATCAGCAAATGAGGAAATCAAAGCAGTCAACGCTGAAACTGGTGAGGTTATCGAAGACACTAAACCAGTCGAGGAAGTGCCTAGCAAACCCGTTGAGCCTTACAAGGTCAATCTTGCTCTTACGTTCCACGGCGGTGAACAACAATGGCATCAATTCGCTAAGTTGCTAGACGATAACTTTGTAAATTACGAAATTCTAGGAGAGAATCAATGATCAATTCAGTTTGTCTTGTTGGTCGCCTAACCCGTGACCCAGAACTAAAATACACGACCAGCAATATTGCAGTAGCTACATTCAGTCTTGCGGTTAACCGTAACTTCAAAGATGCTAACGGCGAGCGTGAAACAGACTTTATCAACTGCGTTATCTGGCGCCAGCAAGCCGAGAATTTGGCTAACTGGGCTAAAAAAGGCGCATTGATTGGCATTACTGGACGCATTCAGACCCGTAGCTATGAGAATCAGCAAGGTCAAAGAGTGTATGTGACTGAGGTAGTCGCTGAAAACTTCCAAATGTTGGAAAGCCGTGCGGCGCGTGAAGGTAGTAACGCAAATCAAGGCAACACGTCTGGAGCGTTTAGCAATGACAACGGCTATGCAGGGCCTTACGGGCAACAAGCACCGCAACAGCAAGGACCAAACTTTGCAAGGGATAGCAGCCCATACGGGAACAGTAGCCCTATGGATATCCAAGATTCAGACCTACCCTTCTAAGGTAAAACTATGAAAATAACTTTAAATATCGAGCCTAAACCTCAAACAAGGCCACGATTCAGCAAGTTTGGAACTTATGAAGACCCGAAAATGAAGGCATGGCGTCGTCAGTGCTCGCAACTTATTGAGCAAGAGTACGACGGACAATTCTTCGACGGCCCGATTATGGTTGATGTTACCTTTTACATGAAAGCACCGCTGAGCGTATCAAAAAAGCCCACGCCAAAAGCAAGAGCTAAAACGTGGGACACATTCAAGCGGTTCATGGCTGAAACACTTTGGCATGCGAAAACTCCAGACGTTGATAATCTGGTCAAAGCGCTCTTTGACAGCATCTCAAAGGCTGGTTACAACAAAGTTGATAAGAAGGGTATCGTCTGGACGGATGACAGTATTGTTTGCGATTTAAGAGCTCGTAAAAAGTACAGTCCTAACCCACGCATTGAATTTGAAATCAAGGAGCTTGAATGAATAGTAGATACAAAGACAAGCTAGTCGGTTTATACGCTCCGAGCAGTCACGGACACACAAGCGTATTGGGTCAAACGCAAGAGTTTTCGAGATGGTTCTGGGCTAATCACGAGGATGTGGAATTTATCAGCGCCAAGCTAGGTATCAACGCAAAGAAACTCAACCGCATTCTAACGCTGGAGCAGTTACCGGATGAAGAATTATTAAGAAAGATGATGGAATTATGCAAGTAAAAGAGTATGCCTTATACAAAGGTGAGGAATTACTGGCGATGGGAACTAAGCGTGAAATCGCTGAACAATTAGGAGTCTCACCTAGCACCGTTGGTTACTACGGCACGCCGGTATATGCTCGCAGAACATCGGATAATGGAAGGAGATTAGTCAAGTTATGAAATACAAAGTAATCGTGTATTACGACAATATGCCAGACAGTGAGCATATTTTCAATAACAAAAACGACGCTATCAACGAGCTACATCGTTTGAGAGGTGTTAAGTATCGCAATTCTAGGATGTATACAGTGGAAATGGTGGAATGTGATGGATAGACAAGAAGCAATACAAATGCTATCGAAGGTAGGGAAGATTTCTGTATCGTACGCAGAAGACTTGTATGACTCATTCTTTCCTAAATCAGTAGTACCGCAGTACGTGGCGGATTGGATTGAGTATTGCAAATTTACTAATGTTAATCTGGTTCGGGCTTTATTTATTAGTGATATAGATTTTTACAATTATGGAAGTCAAGAAGATTGTTCAAAACTAAAAGAATTTCTAGGAACAGAGACAAACCAAGAAATTTTCGCTAGAGCATGGCTTGATGGCTACGAGGTCGAGAGCGAGCCTAGATATACGGTTGAGTTTAAAGGGATTGACGACAATTACAAGTTTTTGAACTATGGTACATCTTTTAAAGACTGGACTTTTGATGATGGTGAAGGCGCGAAGGGGGTAAGAGTAGCCCACACCCGCAAAGAACTAGAAGATGCTAATTTCGGGTGGGTGTTCAATTGCGAGGGTGTAGAAGTGAAAGAGGTAACGGATGAATAACCTAATCAATAAAATTAACCATTGGGCAGACAGCCGTGGATTAAAGCAAGCTGATCCTAAGATTCAGTGGATGCGTATCACGGAAGAAGTCGGTGAGATTCGAGATGTACTCTTGAAACCGACGAAATTCACTGAACCACAGGCGGCACTTAAGGACGCAATCGGAGACACGTTGGTAACAATCATCGTACTAGCACATCAATTAGACCTTGATGTCACTGAATGTCTCGGTATTGCGTACGAGGAAATTAAGAATCGGAAAGGAAAGATGGTAAATGGAACATTCGTCAAAGAAGAGGATTTATAATGACCTAGCTATTGCTACCGTGTTACTTATGGTATCACTAGCAATTAATGTAACTACCGTCCTACGAGTGGTTAACCGGCCTATCGAGACAGTGGTTATCCATAAGGCAGATAATGCTGTTGAATTACATGGCAAGGTTACTGGAAAATCGAAAATTAAAAACCTCTACACGCTCGATTGTGGGGCTTACGGGAAATTCCTTGTCAGCAAGGAACAGTACGATAGCGTAAACATTGGGGATGATATCCCCAGCTATCTGAAAGGGAGAGGACAATGATACCAAGATATAGAGCGTGGGATAAAATTCATAAAACAATGTACGAAGTTGATGATATTATGTCTATCGATTTTGGGAAAAGCAAAATTTCTGTAAAGACCCTCTTTTTCGAGCAGACAAATCGCTACGACTTCGACGACATCGTTTTAATGCAGTCAACTGGACTGAGAGACAAAAATGGCAAAGAAATCTTCGAAGGGGATATTATTGACTCGACAGACGGATTCCTCACTGGCGTAATTGAATTTAGAGTAAGTTTAGGGATGTTCGTTAGTTATTTGGTAGAATATAACAACTTCGAACGTTTATGCAATATTGCCAGCTCAAGGAAAATTATCGGAAATATATGGGAACACCCAGAATTGGCAGAGGTAAGCTCATGAGCGTGAGATACAAATATTCCGGACTGACACCGGAATTATATCAACGGTTAGTCAGTGAACATGCGGAACTGAGAAAAGCACACAAAAAAGGCACCTATAAACAATTCTTTCAAGATGTGAAACAATGCAGCGAATTACAAGCTCGCATCATATATCAAGCATTCAACGCCGCAGTCGTGGAACGTGCGAGGATATCACCGGCAACTGTCGACAGGTTAGAAGGCATTATCTCCGATGAACTATTCGACGACCTTCAAGATTATATGTCTACTAATTACACAAGAGGGAAAACCACTAAACCGGTTTTGGATAAAACCAACGCAGGACTGCCAGAAGGACTGTTCAAGCGTTTTCGTGAAGAAGTGGAAGTTTTGCGCAAGGAACACCCCAAGGACTTGAATAGCTATATTAGGGAAATCAAGGGTTGCAACCAGAAAAGTGCTAACAAAACCCAGAACGCCCTTAATTGTTGCTATGCGGAGAAAGCTGCTCTAACACCGTTGAAAGCAATCCAAATGGAAGGGCTACTTTCAAGAGAGTTATTTAGTGAGATTATTGATTATGTTTTTAATAACTATGAATGGAGCGAGAGATTAGACAATGAAGTTGATCGCATCATTCTTAAATATCGCACTAAGGGCAAGATAGGTCGCAATAAAGCAACGGTCAGAAAAGCCTTATATACAGCCTATGCACTAGGCGTGTAGCTAGAACGGTTTATGAGGGTTCGACTCCCTCACTAGCTATTACCAGTAAATTTATATACGGAAAAGAGGAATCCTTTTGTTTTTTTTCATTCAAATCAGCGGAAGTGTGACTGGTCATGGATGCACCAAAATCCAGTAAATTCAAATATAGAAAGTAGGTATTCCTTTAGTTGTTATTACCATAATCTAAAGCGCATTACTGGTAGCGTGATTCTTTAAGGCTTATGCCTGCACTTAATTAGATATAGGCCAGAAATCTCTATAATTCTACCTAACTTTATTTCTTGTTTAAAAGTCTATTATTATGAGTTCAAAAAAAGAAGGAGGAAAACCTCCGAAAATGATTTCTCTATATCTAGGCGAGAATGGTTTTATCATGGGTTCGATTCCCGTGGCTCGTCATTGTCTGTCAAAACACTAAAAAATAAGAATAGATTTTTTAGTGGCTTGAACACTTTTTCGACACGAGCAAGCTGACAGACCTTGCTCAAAACAAAACCCAGCAAATTTTAAGAAAAAAGGATGTGAAAAACCCTCTTTCTTATTGATATCGCATTACAAAATAAAAGCCAAAGACCTTGCTGGTGTCTATGGCTAGAAAGGAGGTGGCACCAAGGCTCACAAACTCAATCTTTTCATATCTCTTAATTACTGAGCCGAAAAAAACAAAAAAGACCGACACATTGGCCGGCACTCTTTGAACACGATACAACTATTATATCACACAAGAGGGGTGTCATGGCAAGTATCAATCTATTTGCGGAAGTAGATAAAACCGCAACTAAAAAGAAAGCTATAAAGGTGCTAAGAAGGTATCGCATGCTAACACGGATAGCGGGCTTGGAATACGCCCCTAAAGTGACAGCTTCATTCTCGTTAGAACCCAAATCATTCGACGGCATGATCCATAGTCAGACCGAAAGCATAGTAACACGCAAGGTAGCCGCTGAGCAAGACTTACAAGCTATTGTCAGAGCTATCAACGCATTATCAGATAGGCATTACAGCCAAATTTTGATAGAGTGTTATTGCAGAAATCGCAAGCAGTACAACATTGAAGTCTATATGGATCTTGGATATTCTGAAAGTGAATATTATCGAATGAGAGAACTAGCCATTTTAGAGTTTGCTGAGAACTACAGAAACGGTGAATGTCTGGTATTTTCAGGAGATTATTGCGAAGAATAAGCGAGAATATAGCGGTATAACGGCGGTATAATATTAGTATTGATAATTATAGCTAGACAGCTCACTTTGTGGGTTGTCTTTTTCAGTATCGGAAAGGAGTTGATGGAAAATGGGATGACCGAGAAACAAATGAAGTTTGCCGATGAGTACATCATCAGCCTAAATGCTTCGCAAGCGTATAAGAAGGCTTATCCTAATATTAAAAACAATGATGTTGCGAAAGCTAATGGAAGTAGACTGCTTGCTAAAGCTAACATCAAGGCTTATATAGACGAGCAACTTGAAAAGTTGAAGTCAGAACGTGTTGCGGATCAACAAGAGGTCATGGAATTTCTCACTGCCGTAATGCGTGGTGAGATTGAAGAACCCTTACTTGTCCTGGATGGTGAGGGTATGCAGCGCATTGCTCAAGCTAAGCCGAATGTTGCCACCCGTCGAGCTGCGGCAGTTGATATCGGTAAACGTTACAGAATGTGGACAGATAAGGTCGAAGCCGATGTAACGCAAGATATCAATATTAATGTCGGTGAATGGAATGACGATTAATCTTGAAATCAATCCAAGCAGGGTGTTTAATCGACACATCTATGAACATTTGTTTGATTATGACACGTTTACTGAGGTACATTACGGCGGAGCGTCTAGCGGTAAGAGTCACGGGGTCTTCCAGAAGATTGTTCTCAAAGCTCTTAAAAAGTGGGATAAACCCCGTAAGATATTGATATTGCGTAAGGTAGGCTCTACGGTTCGTGACTCGGTATTTGCGGATGTGCAAGCAGCCTTGTCTTACTTTGGTGTGCTTAATCTATGCAAGGTTAACATGAGCGCATTCCGCATTGAGTTACCAAACGGCGCTGAGTTGATTTTCAAAGGGATGGATAACCCAGAGAAAATCAAGTCAATCAAAGGCATTTCAGACGTAGTCATGGAAGAAGCGTCAGAGTTTACGCTTGATGATTACACGCAGCTAACACTTCGCTTGAGGGATAAGGCCCACAAACAGAAACAAATCTATTTGATGTTTAACCCAGTGTCTAAGGCTAACTGGGTATATAATGCGTTTTTCGTGAAGAACCCTAAAAATACAGTGGTTTATCAAACGACGTACAAGGATAATCGCTTTCTGGATGACTTGACCAAAGAGAACATCGAGGAGCTAGCAAACAGAAACGAAGCCTACTACAAAATTTATGCTTTGGGTGAGTTTGCCACCCTCGATAAGTTAGTATTTCCCAAGTACGAAAAGAGACTACTCAATAAGGACGAGCTTAAACAGCTACCGTCCTTTTTTGGTCTTGACTTTGGGTTTACAAACGACCCCACGGCATTCATGCACGTCAAAATAGACCGAGAGAATAAGCGGCTATATATCCTTGAAGAGTATGTCAAAAAGGGCTTGCTTAACAACCAGATAGCAGAAGCTATTACTAGCCTTGGCTATTCAAAAGAGGTGATTATGGCTGACTCAGCAGAACAGAAATCTATTGCAGAATTGCAAACACTAGGCTTGCGTCGAGCTATTCCGGTAGATAAGGGCAAAGGCTCGGTACTACAAGGTATTCAGTTCTTGCAGCAGTTCGACATCATCGTTGATGAAAGATGCGTCAAGACGATTGAGGAATTAGAAAACTATACATGGCAGAAAGACAAGCATACAAACGAGTACATCAACAAGCCATGCGATAGCTATAACCACTGTATCGATGCGATTAGGTACGCACTGCAAAACCTTATTTTCGTCAAGGATAGACAGGACGTAGACGCTAAGATAAGACGGGTTAACAAACTGATAAGGAGATAGAATGACGAACACAACACATAGTGCTGACGACATTTTACATGAAGGACAGTACATCCCTAGATCATACCAATTCGAGCGAGACATGGAACCGACTAGCTTGCAGAAACGTGAAGACTTCCTTCGTTTCCCAAAAGAAGCTAATACACACTTCATGGCCCAATCGGCGGACGACCTAGTGGACACGTTCCAAGGGCGTGAGAAGTTAGAGAAGATGGTAGCTCAGTTCCAAGACGAACAGATAGACCGCTTGAATATCCTAGAGAGCTACTCAAACGGGAACAACTACACGATTCTAAACGGTCGTAAACGACTAGAACCAGAGAAAGCTGACTACCGTATTAGGCATGACCTGGGCGGACAAGCTAGCCGCTTCTTTACTGGGTACACAGTGGGTCAACCTATTTCAATTGGTGCTACTGACACTGACAGCGATTTGACGGCTATTGACGATTTCAACGCTTACAACGACATTGAAGCTCTTAACCGTGAGCTAGTCTATGACGCTTCACGCTTTGGGCGAGCGTTTGAACTTCATTACTATGATGAGTTTGGCAATCCAGCAGTGGTCTTGATTGACGCAAGAGAGATGTTCACAATCCGCAGCGCAGACGTCCGAAAGGATATTATTGCGGCTGTTCATTGTCCAGTTTACAACGGCGAGATGTTTGTCACGGTCTATACGGACAACAAGATTGTTAGTTATGATCCAAACTGGCAGGAAATCGAACGCAAAGACAACCCGTTTGGAATGGTGCCAGTGGTCGAGTGGCAGAATAACCGAGAGCGTTCGGGAGATTGGGAAAAAGGTATTCCAATCATTGACGCTTACGACGCAGCAGAGTCAGACACGGCTAACTACATGTCAGACCTTAATGACGCCATGCTTGTTATCAAGGGTGATGTTGAAAGCACCGGCATGAATGCGTCTGACATCATGAAAATGAAACACGCTAACATGCTAGTGCTTGAGAGCGGTGTTGGACACAACGGACAGCAAACGTCACTAGATGCCGGCTATATCTACAAACAATACGATGTGAGCGGTGTTGAAGCGTATAAATCACGCTTGATTAAAGACTTCTTCCGCATTGTTGGGTTGCCTAATTTGCAAGACGATTCGACTTTCTCAGCTACGTCTGGGATTGCTATCCGCTACAAGCTAGTTGATTTGCAGCAAGTTACAGCAGTTAAGCGTGGGTTCTTTGTCAAAGCGCTTAGACGACGCTATAAGCTGCTTGAGTTGCTATCAAACAACCTCAAAGGTATCGAACCAGTGGATGCAGACATGCTGACATTCACGTTCCATGAGAACCTACCAACGGACGTGTGGGCTGAGATTCAATCTGCTATCAATTCTGGCATGGAAATCTCACAAGAAACACTTATGGAATCAGCTAGTTTCACCGATGCACGCAAAGAAAAGAGCCGTTTGCTCAAAGAGGGTGGGGCTACTGATCTAGAAGTTAGCCAGATTGTAGGTGTTGAGGATGATGACGAATAATGAACGCTACAATGCTGAACGGAAAGCACAATCAGACCTAATTAAGCGTGACATAGAGCGTGACAAGGTCTTAAAAGAGCTTTATCAAGCGTCATATAACCGTATGCAAAGCCAAATAAACGGGTTTTACATGCGATACGCTGACAAAGAGGGGCTAAGCCGTGCCGAAGCGATGAAGCGGGCTAGTGAGTTCGATGTCACTGTTTACAAGGACCGTGCTAGAAAAGCAGTGGTCGAGAAAGATTTCTCACACGGGACTAACCAATGGCTAAGACTGTTTAACCTTAAAATGAAAGTCAGTCGTTTAGAGCTACTAAAAGCTGAATTAAGGCTTGAAATAGCTAGTCTTATATCAGACGTTAACGAAGTCTTTGACGAGGCGCGTGAGAGCGAATATTTAGCCGAATTCAAGCGTCAAGCGGGCATTTTGGGCAATTCTGCCATCAATGCAGTAAGCCGCATGAGAGCTATTTTAGACGCTGATTTCTATGGACAGAATTTTAGTCGTAGAGTTTGGGGCAGGAATGGACTTCATGCAAACATGCAGAAGGATGTGTTTAGCTCGTTAGCACGTATCTTCACCGACATGGACGGTTTTAAGCAGGAACGGCAGCGATTAGCTAAGAAATATAACACAAGCCAGGCCAACGCCCAACGGCTACTCAAGACCGAAATAGCTCGCATTAATGCTGATACAGAATTGATGATGTTGAAGGAGAACGACTTCACACATTTGATCTATGTTGCAGAAAGTGGGGCTTGCGATATCTGTAAACCCTTGGATAGAAAAGCCATACCAATCAACAAGGCAGAAAAAGGGGTTAACATGTACCCAATGCACCCTAACTGTCGCTGTTCAGCGTATGGACATATCAAAATGGAATACAAAGCCGGTGGCAGCACGCTTGATGAAGAAGCTGTTAACGGTGTTTGGGGTGAATAACCTCTTGTCCAGACCGTGCTGAGGACATTAAAAGCTGCATGAGTTCGTCGAGGTTGGACGTTAAAGCGTAAAGAAAGGAGCCTATCATGGCAGAGAAAGAACTTGAAACAGTTGAGAATCCTCAAGAGGTTGAAGCTAGCCAACCAGAAAAAGAGGAGAAAATGGTGTCAGTCGCTGAAATGCATCGTAGACTCAAGCAGATGGAAGAAAAACATACTCTTGAAATCGCTGATATGCAAACCGGTATTCAATCTCAAATCGAGGAAGCCGTTGCTAAAGCTAAAATGAGTGAAGAAGAACTTCAAGAGCTGCAACAGAAACAGCGGGATAAAGAATTCGAAGAAGCCCAGAGCACAATTGCAGCGCTTCAAGCTCAAATTGCTCAACGTCAAATGCAGGATATCGCTATTAAAGAGCTCGAAGCTCAAGGTGTTCCTGTCAACGAGTCAACGCTTGCATTCGTAGTCAAAGGTGACGAAGAAGCTACTAAGCTAGCTGTTTCAAACATGGCTAACATTCTAAACTTGCAGAAACGTGAAGAAGCTAAAGCTCTACCACCTCGCACAAGCGGTGGAGAGGAAGGGCGCTCACATCGTGGAAAAGACAAGTTTGATAAAGCCAAAATCACAAATTTCTAATTTAAGAAAGGAGAGCGCATGGCTCAACAAAAATTCAATCCGGACACAGTCCTCTTGTCTGATTCTCTTGGTAAAGAGATTACATCAGAATACATCACTGATCTATTCACTGACGAACTTGTTAAAACTTCAAAAGTCATTCAGCTTGGTCAAAAAGTTGAAATGGACGGCAAAATGGTCCGCAAGGGCGTTGAAGTTGGTCAATTGACAGACGCTTACTTTGTTGGTGAAGGTCAAAAAATCGGTACTGCAAAAGTACAAACTAAATCTTACGTTCTTGAATCTCGTAAATTGGCGGTTATCTTGCCAGTGACAGAAGAAGTTCTCAATTACACTTGGACTGACTTCTTCGAATCAATCAAGGACAAGATCGTTGACTTGTTTAACAAGAAAATCGACGGGGCAGCATTCCTTGGTTTGTATAACAACCCATTCGGTGCTAACGTTTTGGCGTCTGCTAAACGTGCTCAAAACATCGTATCTGGTGACATCAACCTCAATAACATCTATGATGTTGAGGACAAGTCAGAAAAAGAACCTAACGCATTTGTAGGACACCGCACAATCAACCGCACACTCCGTGGAATCGTTGACAATGTGAACGGTGGTCAACACATCTTCACTAAGCCAGCCAATCCTAATGCAATCGGTGAACTTGACGGTCTTCCATATTCACAACTTCAATTGCAAGACGGGCAAACTTACCCAGCAGGTACGTTGATTACTGGTAACTTCAATGGCTTGGTGTACGGTATTCCAAACGGAACTAACTTGCGTCTTAAAATCGCAGACCAAGCTACTTTGTCTAAGGTTCAAAATGATGGCACACTTGATTCTGGTGACGTTCATTTGTTCGAACAAGACATGCAAGCACTCCGTGCTATCTTTGAAATTGCCGTAGCGATTCCAAACGACGAAGCATTTGCAGCAATCCAACCAGTAGGAGTCTAGTCAGGAGGTTTAAATGACCTATAAAGCTAAGATCACATTCCGTGACTTGCAAGATAACGAGTATATCTACCAAGTCGGGGAAGTTTATCCACGAGAAGGCTATGAGCCATCTAAAGAGCGCGTGGCAGAGGTTCTTGAAAAAGGCGGTATCGAACCAGTCGAACCGTCAAAAGAGCTTACAGTCAAAGAGCTCAAAGCAAAACTTGATGAAGCTGGTATCGAGTATGATACCAAAGCAAAGAAAGCAGATTTAGAAGAACTTCTAAAGGCTGCGGAGGGGGTCTAAAATGAACGATATCCAACTAGAGAAGATTAAGCGTCGGTTGGGTATCGACGTAGAAGACGATCTTGAGGATGAATTGATTGAGGACTTAGTCAACGACGCTGAGAGCTACTTCAAAGCGCTGGTCGGAACAACCGAGATTGACAAGAAATATCATTTCATTATCGAAAATGTTGTTTACAAACTCTATGGTCGTAAGGGGTCAGAGGGTGTCAAAACCGAGAACGTAGACGGCTATTCAGTCACCTACGAAGATTGGGACGACATGTTCAAGCCTTACAGAAAGATTTTGGATAAAGATTTTGGCCTGGACGGTTCACTGGCTCGAAAAGGTAAGGTGAAGTTTCTATGAAAACACCGCACCGCATCAAGTTTGTGAAGCAGGGTGTCTCGACTTACAACCCGATAACTGATAAGCACGAAGAAAAGGCGCAGTCTAGTAAGATTGTGCCTTGTTTGGTTAACTTTATTGACCAGCAGCGTGCATTTGAAGCCTACGGGAGTAGGTCGGACGTTGTCATGATATGCCGATTTAATCAAGAGCAGAAGCCATTTGACTACGCTTTATACGAGGGCAAGAAGTATTACCCTATCGAACGCATTGACGCACCGATTAAGGGCGCAATCAGATTGAAAAGAGGTGAGTTAAATGGCTAATTTCACGATTGAGTGGAGAGGGGACACAGTCCTCGCTGCTGCTTTGAATAAGGCAAGTCAAGGGGTTAGGACACAAGCTCAAACAGCCCTTAAAAACTCAGCTGAGAAAGGCAAGAGCATTTCAAAAGGGCTTGCGCCAGTTGATACTGGCTTCTTGAGAGCTAATATCACCACTAGGCACATGGGCGAAGAATCGCACATCCATTCAGCTGCCTCTTATAGCGGGTTTCAAGAGTTTGGCACACGCTATCAGCCTGGTAAGCCGTTTATGCGTCCTATGATGCAACAAATCGAGCCTTACTTCACTGAACAAATCCGAAAAGTTATGGAAGGAGCCTTTAAATGACACCTAGCCACGACTTATTCAGAAATCTATTTGCTATTGCTAGCGAGAAACTAGCAACTTACGACTACTTACCCGATTCGTCAGCTAGCTATCCTTTCGCTTTCATCGGTGAGAATAGCTCAGCACCCACGCTCAATAACGACAATTTTGGAACGATAAGACAAACCGTCCATATCTACGGACTTAGAGTGCAGCGTGCAGAGCTAGACGCCCACTGTCAGGCATTGGGACAAGCTAGCGAACGAATTAAAGGGTTTGAATACAACCTATTGAAAACTGGTACAGACAAGCAAGTTTTACCAGATAATACAGACGTCCAGCCATTGCTTCACATTGTGCTGGATTTTTCATTTTCATATACCAAAAAGGAGGAATAAATGGCAGAACTTATTTTGGGTAAAGACCTAATGGTCTTCTTCCGTTGTGTGAAAGACCAAAAGACGCAAGACGCTGCTAAAGTACGTTTCCAAACAGAACACACTATCAACGCTGAAAAAGAGGTCGAAACTACCAAAACTAAAGACGGTGTGGTTAACTCAATTTCAGACGGTGAAGTATCTGGGGAATTCGTATCACTTGCATATCGTGAAGATGGTACTACTACAGAAATGTGGCGTGAAATGCGTAAATGGTTCATCGCAGGCGACAAAGTAGAGTGCTGGCAAGTTGACCTTGCTTCTAAGCGCACGTCTGGGTCTAAAGAAGTCTATGACGTTGAATATTACCAAGGCTATCTCAAGAACTTTGAAATTTCAGCACCCGCTGACGACAAAGTGGAGCTTTCTTATGAAATGGCTATTGATGGCAACGGTATTATTTCAACCGACAGCTTGACAGAGGCTCAGAAAAAAGCAGTTGCAAGTGCTCAATACGACTACCACACTCTTGCTAAAGAAGACGGCCTAGTTTCATCTATCTAGTCTAACTGCAGGGGCTTTGTGCCCTTGCTTTTTTGTATAAAGGAGAAATAAAACATGATTCTATCTATCAACGGACGAGACTTTAATTTGATTTTTGGACTTGCGTTCTTGCGTGAAATCAACAAGTTGCACTCAGCAGAGCTTGAAGGCATGAAGACTGGCTACGGAGCTATGACATTGATTTCAGCGGGTGTCGCTATCAACGACCCTCTTGCATTTGTAGATATCATCAAAGCTGGTACGATTACAGCGCCACAAAAGCCAAGTGATGCTGACATTGAAGCCTATCTTGCTGATTTGATTGACAAAGGTAAATACAAGGAGACAATCGACTCTATTATCGACGAGTTAAAAGCGTCATCCCTACTCAAACTCGCAATGAACGTTCAAGAGTAGGGCAAAGTCAACCAGATTATGATTTCAGCTATGATGACGCAATGGCTCTATTGATTGCAAGGCACGGCATGAGCTACGTTGAAGCTGCCAGGACAACTCTTGTTGAATTTGAGGTATACAATACCGCCTACGCAATTAAACAAGAGGATATCCGCTTCAATGCAGCAATCCAAGCATGGTATAACCAGACCGTGCAAGCTACCAAAGGCAAGGGCAAGAGTGTTCGCTCAGCTTACAGAACCTTTAATGAGTTTTATGACCATGAAAAAGAGTTCAGTAAGATATTTAAACCAGAGGACACTGCGCCTAGAAGTCGAGCGCTCTCGTTAGCTGATAAGAATAGGATCATCAATCAAATAAAGAAAGGGGGTAGTTAATGGGAGCATCTTTTGACGTTACGGCCATATTACGTGCCAACTCAAGCGACTTCACCAATGGTGTCAATGCTGCCAAGTCTGCCCTTGCTGATTTGAGAAATCAGTCTGGGGGCATGCTCGCTCAAGTTGGTAGCAGTTTGAAGTCAGTCGGTAGTGCCATGCAGTCAGTCGGAGCTGGGATGACTACAGCTTTCACACTGCCCATGGTCGGAGGTCTGACGGCCGTAATCAAAGGTTATGCAGACCTTGAGCAATCGTTAGGCGGTGTTTCTACACTGTTCAAACAGAATGGCTCAAGTGTCAATACACTTGCCAGAGATTACGGCATGACCAGGGAGCAAGCCCAAGCGCTTTATAACACAATGGACCGTGAGGGGACCAATGTTATCGAGAACGCCAACCGAGCCTATAGGACGGCTGGTGTGTCTGCTAACAGATACATGGAGCAGGTCACATCGTTCTCAGCTACTTTGCTACAAGGTCTAGGCGGGGACACTGCCAAGGCTGCGAAATACGGGGATAAAGCCCTTGTCCAAATGTCGGATAAAATGTTAGTCCGACTAAAACGCATTGAACCCAATCAGGGGTGTGAGCGGTATTGTATCGCTTGCTAACGGGGAAACTCTAAGGGTACAAGCCTATGACAATCCCGTGCTAAGCTACGAAAGTAGAAAGTGTAACGACTATTCCGAGAGGAAGTAGGTTTGCTATTGATACGCAAACCGAAGCGGTGCGGTTGTGCAAAATGCCAAATTTGTGATATAATAGTACCATACGAAAAGGCGGTATTATTATGTTTGAAGACATCGAAGGTTACGAAGATTATTATGAGATTTCAGATAAAGGAATTGTAAGAAGCAAAGACAGAACACAAACAGACCCACGAGGTAGAACTAGATCTTGGAAAGGTAAAACCTTAAACCCAGATATCGCACCAAACGGATATTATAGGGTAACGCTTTCGGTTCATAGGAAGCGTAAACAGTTTTACATTCACAGACTTATTGCTACCCATTTCATCGACAACCCAAACAACTTGCCCCAAGTCAATCATATTGATGGCAATAAATTGAATAACTCTATCGATAATTTAGAGTGGGTGACAGTTCAAGAAAATACAATTCACGCTTATAAACACGGATTGATTAACCATATTTCAGGGAGTAAGCATCCCAACTATGGAAAATTCGATTCAAAGAGCAAAAAAGCGAAAAAGGTGAAATCAACTAATATCACGACCGGAGAACAGAAAATTTACGGCGCCCTAATTGAAACAGCGAAGGATGGTTTTACTAAATCAGAAGTTTCAAGAGCGTGCAATCATGGTGGTATTCATAAAGGGCACAAATTTGAATTTGTATAACATGATATAGTCTACTCCCTAAGACCTAACATTAATTGTAGGTCTTTTTAAATACCACGAAAGTGGGGGTACTAAGGAACGCAAACAAGTTCGGTACTAACATGACGGACATTCAAAACGCTTATCAAGGTTTTGCCAAAGACAACTATTCAATGCTGGATAACTTGAAACTTGGTTATGGCGGTACCATGTCCGAAATGGCTCGTTTGGTCAATGAATCTGGTGTCTTAAACGGTGAATTCGAAGCTACAGCTGACAATATCCGTGATATCCCATTCCATACCTTGATTGATGCCATTGGTATTACTCAAGATAGACTTGGAGTAACCGGAACGACCGCAAAAGAAGCGAGTACAACCGTGTCCGGTTCGTTCAATTCCATGAAGGCTGCCGCTGAAAATTTAGTGGCCGGTCTTGGGAACAACGAAGCTAATATCAAGCAACTCATGGAAAACATGAAGCAGACTATCATCACATTTAAAGACAATGTGGTGCGTGTTCTAGGGACTATCTGGGACAATCTGCCAGTAGACGGCTGGGTTAAATGGGCAGCGCTGATCATTGGAGCGGCGGGGCCTATTATTGCAATATTAGGAACCTTAATCATTTGGATCGGGAACGTTGTTTCAGCATTGAGCACAATCGGTGGAGCTATCAGCTCAGTAGTAGGGTTCTTTTCAAGCGGTTCTACCGCAGCTAGCGGTCTAGGTGCCGCTTTTAGCGGGCTATCAGCCGGGGCTCTTGCTGCTTTTGCCGGCATTGTTGCTGCAGTGGCTCTAGTTGGGGCTGCGCTCGTTGACTTATGGAACAATAACGAGAATTTCCGTGCACAAGTTACGGCAATCTGGGAAACCATCAAGAGTGCAATCACTAGCGCTGTTCAAGCCATTGTGTCGTTCGTTATGTCAATTTGGGGGCAGTTGACTTCATTCTGGAACGAAAACCACGCCTTGATTATGCAAACGGCGACAACTTACTGGAACATGTTTAAGGGTGTGATTGAAAATGTAATGAACGCTATCTTACCAGTGATTCAAACTGGCTTGAATTTGCTTATTACATTGTTTTCTACATCTTGGCAACTTATTACCACTGTCATTTCCACGGCTCTTGAAATCGTGTTAAACATCATTAAGATGGCTATGCAAATCTTACAAGGTGACTGGTCTGGAGCGTGGGAAACACTCAAGACTATCTTGTCTACTGTGTGGGAAGGTATCAAGTCTCTTGTTTCAATCGGTATCAATGCTATTGGTCCGATTATCCAAGCGGGTATTCAATTCATTCTCGCTATCTGGAACGCAGCATGGGCATTGTTAGCTATTCCATTCCAAACGCTTTGGGCATTACTTCAACAAATCGCTGGTGGAGCTATGACTGCAATTGGCAATGTGATTAGTGCTGGTATTGCCGTGATTCAATCCATTTGGTCAGCAGCATGGACAGGTATCCAGACAGTTTTCTCAACGGTTTGGAATACAATCATGTCTATTCTGTCACCTATCATGGCTGGGATCTCGAGCATTATTTCAAGCACCTTGTCAGCTATTCAAGCGATTTGGAATGCTATTTGGACGGGGATTCAAGCTGTCCTGGCTGGTGTATTGGCTGCTATTGTCGGATTGGTTACTGGTAACTTCTCGCAAGTTCAAGCGGCTATTTCGTCAATCATGTCAGCTATTCAATCCACTATCAGTGCGATTTGGAACGCTATCTTGTCGCTTATTAGTAGCGTATTGAGTGCGATTGCTAGCACTGTATCAAGTACATGGTCATCTATCCAGTCAATCATTTCAAGTGCTATGAGTTCCGTCCAGAGCATTGTAAGCTCAGCTTGGAGTGCTGTTAGATCAGCAGTATCAAGTGCCATGAGCTCAATTCAATCAGCTATTACTAGCGGATTTAGTGCCGTGGTATCTGCAGTAACAAGTGCCGGTCAACGTATTATCTCAGCGGTTCGCTCAGCGTTCAGCGGTGCACTTAGTGCAGCCCGTGGATTCGTTGGACAAGCTGCAAGCGTTGGTTCTCAATTGATTAGCGGTTTCGTTAGCGGGGTTACATCCGCAGCCGGCAAGTTGATTTCAGCGGTTAAAGGTGCGGTAAGTAATGCGATTAATGGCGCTAAAGCCTTGCTTGGTATCAAGTCGCCATCCCGTGTATTCCGCCAGTTCGGTATCTATACGGATAAAGGTTTCATCATCGGTATCGATAGCAAAGCGGACCAAGTGGCTCGTTCAATGCGCTATATGGCCCAAGGAGCTATTGACGCATTCACTGGTCAAGATATCAACGGAGCCATCACTGATGAACTTGGTAGCATGGACGGCCAGTTAGGTCGTTTAGCAGGGTATGATCCATCAGTTTCATTCAACGGTGGTAAGATGTCAGTTACTCAACAAGCGGCGGACATCGTGCTTAAAATGGGTGATACAACTTACAGAGCATTTACTGAGGACATTACTAACGCTCAATCAATGGAATTAATGCTTGATAACTATTAAGAGAAAAGAGGTTTTAGCTAATGTATGATTATGCTTCATTGAAGCGCACGGAATCAACGGTGCTGCAAAGAGCGCCAGTTGATAACATGCGTATCAACGGTACGCCTATTGAAGATATCATTCAAGGATATCGACAGCTTACAGTTAAGGGCCGCTCGTTGCTTAACCGTGAAATTTCAACTACTCGAGTTCCTGGACGACGTGGTGTCTGGGTGGACAGTGTCAACGATTCAGAGCGTGAGATTGAGGTTAAATATCAGCTAACTACGGTCACTAGTCAAGTCATGAGGACCTCTTTCCGAGAGCTTAACCGCATCTTGAGAGAGGTAGGTCCTAGCGGCTATCTCGAAGTAACTTTTGATGATGAGCCGGATTTCACTTACTACGCTATTTTCAAGGAAGCGGAAGAAGTCGAGGAAGATAGGCTTTCAGTCATTAGCAGTTTTGTTCTGCTAGTGCCAGACGGCTATAAGAAACGAGTTCCAGAGCGTTCTAACGGCGTTGTTTATCTAACTTACGCTAAGAAAGTGGTACCTGAAAAGATTGTAGCCATGACAACGGCAGCGGCGACAGAATTTGAAATCATCAACGGTCAAACCAAGCTATCGTTTAAGGGTAGCTACGCAGCTAATAAGGAAATCGTCATTAAATTCGGTACCGAAGAAGTGACAGCTACTTATGACGGGCGTAATATCCTAAGCGAATTACAACGTTTTAGCCCGCTAGAGCAGTTCTATGTTAAGGACGGCGACAGATTGAGCGGCAAGAATGTAACTATCCGTGAGGTACAGTGGAGGGATGAGAGTCTATGATCTATTTATTCGATAAGGACGAAAAACTTATCAAGATTGTTCGCAAGCCTGCAATTAAGAAGGCTTTGCAAAAATTCAGTCTTACCACTGAAAATTACGTTTCAGACCGCTTGACCGTTGAAATGAAAGCTTTGAAGGATGACGAGCTGGAAAAACTGGAATACATGGCTATTCAGTCAATCGACGACACGCATAAATTCCATTATTTCTACATCGCCCAAGAGAACACCAAAGGCGATATTACAACACTTATCGGTGTTCAATCCGGTATCGAGGAGCTACGCAAGACGGTTGTTTACGACAAGCGCCCAACGGACCAACGTGCTAGACCAGTCATTGAATGGCTATTAGCTGGCACTAACTGGACCCCTCGTTTTATCGCTGAGACAAACCCAAAGAGCACTAATTTCTATTACATTTCCACATTCGATGCACTAAAAAAGGTGTGTAAG